CCTATTACATTTCCTGCGGCAATTTTTGTTGCAAGTCCGCTTTTTAAATTAGTTTCTGCAATACTTTCGATCTTTGTATTTCCTAATGCTTTGGATTCAATATCTCCATCTGATGTAATCCTTACACTGCTACATCCTTCAATACCTACGCTTGTTGTACTTCCTAATGCAAGATTTGCTCCTGCTAATACGCTACCTTCAGCATTTGTTACTATACTTAAATTACCTTGAGAATAGGCAACTAATTCTGCATTTGCATTTAAACTAACACTTTTAGCTGTGTTAACACTAAAATTTGAACCTGCTATAAAACTTGTACTATCAATACTTTGACTACGTACTTGTTGACCAACAATGTTTACATTTTCTCCTGCTGTTAAATTTATATCTCTATCTGCTGTAAAATTAAAATCTTGTTGTGAATGTATACTAACACTATCTGCAGAAAAAATATCAATTTTACCATTAGATGATAATTCAATCCATGCTGTTCCTCTACCATTTGCAATGTAGATTAAATCTTCGGAATTGTGCATTAATATTTGGTGACCTGTTCTAGTACGCAATCTTATCAAATCGTTAGCAGGCAAAGTTTGATCACCGCCGGTTTCATTTGCTTCTTTGTTTACATACTCCATCGGAGTATCTTTTGCAGATCCTCTTCTAATTAATCTGTGATCTCCGTCATCCATTACAAAACTTGATCCACCTAGTCTACTTCTATAATATGCTACAGATTGTGCAGACGGTCCATATGAACCTCTAGGTGCTCCTTCTCGTTTGTCAAGAGGTCCTGGAGTACTCCAACCAAAAACATTACTTGGAACTTCTCTTCTTGCTCCTGAAGTTGTAACACCTCTTATGTCGTCTTCAATTAATCCACTGCTTAATAATTGATTAACTGAATCAATGTTTATAGGTTTAACAAATGTAGAAGGGTTTGATCCTGTTTGATTTAATTTTTTATTATATTCTCCTACAGGTAACTTTTTACCCTTTAACTCATCTGGAGTTGAATTACTTGTTAATGTAGTTGAAGGATTTCCTGGAATCATAAAATTCATAAATTCATCTTGAATACATCCTATCCAGTATGCTTGGTTAATTTGATTTTCTGCAAAAATTACAAGCACTTTTGTACCAGGATCAGGTGGCACTGCCCAAAATCCGTAGCTTTGTTGTGTAGACCTATAATCGTCATTCTGCGTATTACTTGTTACATCGTTTACACCATAAAAAGGCATTAAGTAACGAGCTGTAATAACTTGTCCTTCTGCATTAGAGTCATTGCCGCTTACACTATTGGTTTGTAATTCTACACGCAAATCTCCTGAATGTCTAGGATCGACATGACTAATAACCTTAGCCACATACGGGCCAGGATAGTCTAGCGTATTATTTGCAAATGGGGTTCTTCTTTCAATAGCCATTAGAGTTGATCATTACCTCCAAAGTCACCGAACTCTGCTCTTGTTTGTTCGCCTCTTAATCTAGCTCGGTATAATTCTTTATCTCTTGTACTTGCGGCATCTAATTCACCAGCTGTAATGTTACCATCTAGATCTGCATCAATTCGCAATGTAGCCGCTATTTGTTCTGGTGTGTATCCTGCTTCTTCTAGTTCTGCTCTGCGTCTTTCTAAACGTCTTTGTCTACGCATAGTCTGTTGAGTTTCATCTGTTGCTACGTCATTTAGTCTTTGATTAGGACGTCTCAATAGATTTAGTTCTTGCATAAACTGTCCTCCACTAAAACTAGAAGTTAAAGTTTGCACCCTATACAACCCACTAAAACTATCAACCAACACATTATCACCAAAGTCATACATTCCGTTATCTCTTATATCTATAGGAGTTCTAAAATTTAGTTTAATGTCAACTTGTCCTGATTGATAATCCATAGTTGTGTCAGCTGTTAAATTTATATTATTGCCTTCTCGAGCAGTATAATTTCCCATACCACTGTCGGCTAGATAATAAGGATCTCCCCAAATCTTCATTGTTGTACTAACTAAATCTACATTAGAATTTATCAATGCATCATTAAATTGTCTAGCTAGTTGGATTTTAGCGGTTTCACTAACTGCTCCGCCTGTAATAGAAGAGTCAGGTATTTCTATTCTTATTGTGCCTCCATCACCTTGTGTATTTGCGGGCGCCTCATCTAGTTCTAATTCTGTTCCTGCTTCTTCAGATGCGGCTAAACTAGCTTGTGATCCTAATCCAATACTGTCTTGGTTTCTGTTTGCTGTAGGCGATATTGCTTGGAAAAATGCATTTTTAAATTCTAGATTAAAATCAATTACATCTACATTTTTTCCGGTGTACATGTAATGGTATTCACGAGCTATGTTACGTTCTATATTTTCATATCCTCCCACAGGAGCATTTGGTGGAGCAAAAATACTTTTGTGAGCTTTCCACGGAATTAAACGGAACACTAACACTTTAGGAGGTCTACCAGTTCTTCCTTCTTGCTCTGAATTGTTAACATTATAAATGTTTGCTTCAATTCTGAACCAGTTTACAAATCCTAAATTATCAGCAGGTTTTTCAGGATCTGCATTTTCACCATAATCACTTATTAAAACTAATTCTTCTATTATCCTTTGAAGTTTTGTACCTTTGGGAAATTTAATACTACGTCTACTTGGATCAATAGTAATATTATCTCTTTTTAATAGACCTGTTTCACTGTCATATTCAAAACTTGCCTGTCCAAAAGGAATAGCTCCCGGTCCTAATGGATCATTAATAGTTATTGCAGATTTTCCTATATCATTAACATTTTCGTTACTTTCATTAAACTGTTTTATTGCCTCACCTAGATTACTTCTTCTAAGAATATAACCTAATTGATCATTTACATAATCTTGATATACTTGTGAATTATTACTATCTATAAATTTACCTTCTCTAATACTGTCTATCGATTCTTGTAAATTAACATTCCTTAAATCTCCGTCAGCATAGCCATATCTTGGATGAGGAGTTCCTGTAGCACGGTCTTCTTCGTCTCCTACACTTTGGATAGCTAGATTTAAACTAGTTCTATCTTTTGGAGCAATAAAAACGTACTCGTCTGGTTCGACTCCTGATGTTTGAGCCCTGTTTCTTAACAGGTGTGTATTAATTACTGTTGCTAAACTGCCTACACCTGTTTGCAAAATTTCATTTAGAGTTCGACCTGTCAATTCAATATCGATAGGTAATGTTTGTGCCGAATCGCCAAATGCTTGTTCGTTATAAGGAATACCTATCATATTATAAGTACTTCCTTGACTAGTTACTTGAAATTCTCCCTTAGACCATTTAAAAGGAAATAATCTTGTAGTCTTAGGCGGTTTATGAATTGTACCGTCATCTTTGTAACCTACAAATTCAATTTGCAGAACATATGGTGCTTCAAGAAAGTTTCTGTGTCCTGCTTCTCTTGCACCAATTTGCATTGCTTGTACAAAAAGTCCCATACTGTAAGGTTCGATAATATCAAAAGTGATATGTGTTGCGTTTGTTCCTCTCGAACGTGGATTAGGATGTACAATTTGTTTCATTTCTAAATTATCAATATAGAATTCAATTTTTTTACCTTCACGTTCAAATGCTGTTAAAACTTTTGCTCCGCCTGCGCCGCCTGCACTTTTACAAATAATATTTTCCATACCGTTTGTTCTATAAGTAACATCAGGCATATTAAGTTCTTCACTTGTTAAAACGCCCATAGTAATAATATAATTGTAACTAGCAAAATCATTTAAAGGATTTTTAAAAGGACCTAAAGGAGGATATCCTGGTCTATTAATTCCGGTTGGAATTTCGTCGTAGCTATGAGTTATAGGTGTTTCAGTTTCAGTTGCACCAGGAATTGCCGCATCTAATTCTTCTAAGAGTTCTATATTTAGGTTGCCGCCGTATTCGCCATCATTAAATTCTGTAGCTTGCTCATTAAGAGTATCGGAATTTTCTGCTACATACTCGCGAAGTAGTGCAGTATAATCTACTGTTTCTGTACCTTCGTTATCTTGTGCTCCGGAAAGGACTCTTGGATCTGTTTCTCTGCTCATGTTAAATTCCTAACATGCTTTTTAATTTACTTCCTTGAGGCAAATAGATTTGTGTTCCTGGTAACATATCGTAAATTGGATCTTTTATAATGTCCATATTCCTTTGAGCAAATACCCACCATAATTTAGAATCATCATATAAATCATAGGCTAATAAATCTGGTCTATGAGTATATTGGGGTTCAATAGTATATAGCACATCGTCTGTTTCAGCAGGCACAGGACGAATTTTAAAAAACCCTAGATGAAATCCTTTTTGTTTTGTTTTTGCGTAAGGACTATTATCTTTATAACTTGCCATTAGATGTATCCTTTGCCGTTAAGAATTAAATCACCTCTTACAAATCCATCCATACTAAATTGTTCAACTTTAGATCTGCTGTATGTTGGTTGTACAGTAATAGTAATTTGTGATTCAACAGGTGAAAAACTTACTTTCCCTGTAGCATTTCCTGAATTACTACCTGTTGAAGGTCCAACTTGTGTTGCAATATAATCTACTTCACCAGGTAAATCTAATGTAAAGTTAGACACAACTACTGGTACATCATTGAATACATAATCACCATATCCATTTAATTTAACAATAGGTGGCGGATTACCATTATTAGACGATTGTCCATAATACATTTTAGTAATACTTCTTAGATAATGCAAGACTGCTACCCAATATTGTGCTTCTAGTGCATTTTGAATTACAAATGGTCCTGTAATAACCAACTGATCAATTTGGCTGTTCTCATAAGCATAGAAAGGATAATTAGTATGTACAGGTTGTATAGCTTGATAATTTGCTGTATGTGACATAACAATGTTAGGTGTAAAAGGAAATACAAGTCCACCTGTTTCAACTAATGGTGCCAGTAGGGGATTATTGTTCGTAAAATTAGGATCACTAGGTAATGATAGCTTAACACGCCAATCTTTAGCAACTGCTGTTGCAAAAGAGGCTGTAGCAGATGTCATCTCGCTGTACGGATTTCCTCCGGTTGGAAGATTTCTACTTCTAGCTTCCTTAGCAAAACCAAAACTAGATTGGGCTTTTGATGCAAAATCTTGTGCGGTTTCTTTTACTAAATTTTGTGCATACCCTGCCATGTTAGTCGCTTTCTCTCTGAGAGCGTCATAGTTAACATTAGGGAGGACTCTTTTGTGTATCATAAAATTTTACTCCTACTACATTATTTAGTTGACAAAATTAACTGCTGAGTTTATAATATTACTAAATTAGGAGAATTATGTGAAAAGAGTAAACTATTTAAACAACAAAGACATACTAAAAGAAATACACAAGTCAAAATCAACATTTTGTAGCTTTGTAGATCCAGAATATGCACAATATGATATCATCTTACCTAGTTTAGATAAAGTTAACATCAGAACTATTGCAGAAGCAAAGAAAAACAAGGCAAAACGCCTATCATTAGCTGATTACGAAGCAAAAAAGGAAAACGGCATAAAAGTAAAACAAGCAGATTGTGAAATTGATTACAGAAAGATGCAAAAAGAAGAACTTATCTTTCGTATCATGACCTATGATCATATACCAGAAGAGCCCGGAAGAAAGAAAAATCCTAAAAATATAGCAGATACAAAAGAAAAATTAAACTTTCCACCATTTCAACATTACAAATTTGACAACAAAGGAAATTTAGTGTGTGTAGGCAAAAGCCATTGGGAAGGTGGTATGAAAAACGGATTCTTTAGTAAAACACACGGCAAAGCTACAGATAAACTTGCCCGCATGTGGATGAAATTGTGTGACAGATATGCCACAAGAGGTAATGTTCGTGGTTACACATATAATGACGAAATGCGGGGACAAGCAATCCTCCAACTTGCACAGATCGGACTACAGTTTGATGAATCAAAATCTAACAATCCTTTTGCTTATTACACTGCCGCTGTTACTAACTCTTTCGTCCGTGTCATCAACATTGAAAAGCGGAATCAGAACATTCGTGATGACATATTAGAAATGAATGATATGAATCCTAGTTACACCCGACAAATACAGGGAGAATGGGAAGCACAGCAAAAAAGAGAAATTCAAGTAAAAAAGTAGAAAATTTCTCTTGACTTTAGTTATTTTTTAGCGTATACTGTAATAGATTACGGAAGAGGTACATATTTTGTTTAAAAAAGCGGCTGTCTTTACTGACATACACTTCGGTTTGAAGGGTAATAGTAAAGTACACAACGATGACTGTGAAAAATTTATAGATTGGTTTATTGAGCAAGCTCAAGCCAACGGATGCGAAACAGGTATATTCTGCGGAGATTGGCATCACAATCGAAGTAGTCTAAATCTAACTACAATGGATGCTACTATCCGTTCCTTAGAAAAATTAGGAAAAGCGTTTGATAAGTTTTACATGTTTGTGGGTAATCACGATTTGTATTATAAAGATCGCAGAGACGTTAGTAGTACAGAATTTGCAAGACATATTCCAGGTATAACAGTTGTAGATAAATTTACTGAGATTGACGATGTTGCACTTGTTCCTTGGCTTATAGGTGACGAATGGAAAACTATTGAAAAATGCCAGTCCAAATATATGTTCGGTCATTTTGAACTTCCTAGTTTCTATATGAATGCTATGGTGCAGATGCCCGATCACGGCGATCTAAAAGCAGAACATTTTAAAAATCAAGACTATGTGTTTAGTGGACATTTTCATAAACGTCAAGTAAAAGGTAAAATACACTACATTGGTAATGCGTTTCCTCACAACTATGCAGATGCATGGGACGATGAGCGAGGTATGATGATTCTTGATAGAGAAAATAGTAAAGAACCAGAATATCTAAATTGGGGAGAATGTCCAAAGTACCGCACCGTAAAGTTGTCTCAACTTATTGATGAGCAACAATCCTTAATCAAGCCTAACATGTACCTGCGAGTTACTTTGGATCTTCCTATATCATATGAAGAAGCAAGTTTTATCAAAGAAACTTATATTAGTAATTTTGGATGTAGAGAAATAACACTAATTCCACTCAAACAAGATGAAGAAATATCAACATCGTTGGATATTTCCAAATTTGAAAGCGTTGACGAAATTGTATCTAAAGAAATTAGTGCAATTGATTCTGACAATTTTAACAAAAAGATGCTATTAGACATCTACAACGAGCTATAAATGATTAGAATTAAAGATCTCACAGTAAAAAACTTTATGAGTGTGGGTAACCAGACTCAAGCAGTTGACTTCAATAAGCAACAACTAACTTTAGTCCTTGGCGAAAACTTAGATCAAGGCGGTGATGATGCAGGTTCACGTAACGGTACTGGTAAGACTACTATTATTAATGCATTAAGTTATGCTCTATACGGGTTAGCACTAACAAATATCAAACGCAATAATCTAATTAACAAAACAAACAGTAAAGGTATGTTAGTTACACTCCATTTTGAAAAGGATGGTATTGACTACCGTATTGAGCGCGGTCGTTCTCCTAATATTCTTAAGTTTTATATAAATGACCAAGAACAAGAAATGTTAGATGAGTCTCAAGGCGATAGTAGGCAAACGCAAAAAGATATTGATACACTGTTAGGAATGAGTCATGACATGTTTAAGCACATTGTTGCACTAAACACATATACAGAACCATTTCTTAGTATGCGACAAAACGACCAACGTGCAATAATTGAGCAATTACTTGGTATTACTATACTGTCTGAAAAAGCTGAATTGTTAAAAGAACAAATAAGACAAACACGAGATAGTATAACACAAGAAACACTTAAAATAGAAGCAATACAAACTGCTAACAGTAAAATTGAAAGCACTATTGATAATTTAAAAAGTACTCAACGTGCTTGGATTGCAAAAAGACAACAAGACGAAGATAAACTTGCGAAAGCAATAGATGAATTAGAACATTTAGATATTGATGCTGAACTAGAAGCACACGAAAAATTATCAAATTGGACAGAAATGAATAATGCTATTGTGGCTCTTAATAAAGAAAAAAGCACACTAGAGAGTGCATTACTACGTGCTACAAATTCTGTCGAAAAAGCAGAAAAAGACATCGCAAATCTTGACGATGCTACTTGTTATACTTGTGGTCAAGCACTTCATGATGATAAAAAAGAAGAAATTTTGTCAAGAAAAACTAAAGAATATGACGATGCTGTTGCTTATCAAATGGAGGTTGCAGGTAGACTTGAAGAAGTTCTAGATGATTTAAATGACATTGGCGATATTAACGGTAAACCAAATACTTTTTATGAAACTGCTAAAGAAGCCTACGAACATAGACAAAACGTTGATGGCTTAAAACAATCTTTAAAAACAAAAAAAGAAGAAACTGATCCATACGAAGCACAAATCAAAGATTTAACAGATAGTGCTGTACAAGAAGTTGATTGGAATACTGTAAACGAACTTACAAATTACAAAGAGCATCAGGACTTTTTGTTAAAATTACTTACAAATAAAGACTCATTTATACGTAAGAAAATTATTGATC